AGACTGGGCAACAGAATCAGGGTTTGAATACTTTATAGGAGAAGCACGTAAAGGTGCAAGCTGGAAAGTATTTCAAGACTTTGGTGCAGAAGAAGTGTTAGTCTATAAAAATTGGTCAAAGACCGGTGAAGAGTATATAAGTTTTAAAATCAAATTGTAATGGCAATAGTAAACCAAGTGGATAAACGTGTACGGATGCAGCTACAAGAAATTGTAAAATATCAGCTGTTGACGCATTGTTATCTATATAAAATTCCTGTAAGTGATGCAGACTTAAATTGTCTGACATTACTAGCTATAGAAGGTGAGCAAGAGCTTACAAACTTCTGTAATAAAGCTAGTGATAAAGATATATTCTCTAGCACACAGTCAGTTAGAAACTGTTTAACAAAAGCAGAAAAGAAATCCCTTATTGTAAAAGAAGGGAAGAACAAGAAAAAGATTAGTATCAATCCGATTATTAAAGTGTATTCAAGTGGTAACATTTTGTTAGACTTTAAATTTTTATGCGTTGAAGCCTAAAAAGTCAAAGGAGCTGCTGCCAATAGTAGCTAATGAATTACAAATTAGTGAGCATCTTGTAAAGGAGGTTGTTGAATACTATTGGCAAGAAGTGAGAAAGAGTTTGTCTAGTTTAAAGCATGCTAGAATACATATCACTAATCTTGGAGATTTTACCATCAAGAGTTGGAAGATAGATGGTAAGATAGAAATGCTGGAAAAGTTTGAAGAGACTAACCGGCAGAAGGGTCTACAGCAAATGACTGCTAGATTCAAAACGGTAGAAACTTTGTATGATTTGAAAGCTGTTAAGAAATTAATGGATGAAGAGAAACAAAGAAAAGATTTTATTAAACTTCATAAAACCAAAACTAATGAGTCTAAAAGAGAATATAATCAAGATATGGAAATCCAAGGGTCAGATTCTTGAGGGAGTAGCTAACTCTATTTTTAAAAGAGAAGATGTAGAACAGATAGCTAAACACAGAATAGATATATGTACCTTCTGTGATCTATTTACAGAAGATGATAAAGGATGTATGGTGGCCGGAACAGGTCCATGTTGTAACTCAATATTAGGAGGATGCGGTTGCAGTTTAAAGTTTAAGACAAGATCATTATCTTCAGAGTGTCCAAAGGGACATTGGAAAGCAGAAGTGAGTCAAGAAGAAGAGGATATGATTAATCAGAAGTTAGGAATATAAACAACAAACATATGAGCATTTTGAGATTCACCCCACAAGATCACAAGTACACAAGCATAGATGTAAAAGACACAACAGATTGGATATCGGTTACAAGTTTTATATCTAATTTTAAACAACCATTTGACGCAGACAGAATAGCTGAAAAGTCATCTAAGTCTAAGAAGTCTAAATGGTATGGTATGACACCTGAAGAAATTAAGGTGGCATGGTCTAATGAAGCATTACGTGCTACAACATTAGGAACATGGTATCACAACTGTAGAGAAACAGATATTTGTGAACTATCTACAATGGAAAGACATGGTAAAACTATTCCTGTTATTACACCTATAGAAAAAGAAGGAGTTAAATTTTCACCTACACAAAAAATAACTGATGGTGTTTATCCAGAACATTTAGTATATTTAAAGTCTGCCGGCATATGTGGACAATCAGATTTAGTAGAAGTTATAAATGGAGAAGTTCACATCACTGATTACAAGACTAATAAAGAAATTAAAACAGAAGCTTACACTAGCTGGGATGGCAAGGTGCAGAAGATGTCACCGCCATTAGCTCATCTAGATGATTGTAATCTAATGCACTATTCCTTACAGTTAAGTATGTATTTGTATATGATTCTTAAACATAATCCTAGATTAAAACCAGGTGTACTCACTATACATCACATTACGTTTGAAACTGTAGGCGTAGATAAGTTTGGTAACCCCATCACTGCTTTAGACTCTAATGCTGATCCTATAGTAAAAGATATAATACCTTATGACCTTCCTTATTTGAAACAAGAAGCTATTGCTCTTATACATTGGTTAGAAGATAACAGAGACAAAATAAAACCTAAATGATAACACAAACTGTTCATGAAATACACAATCCTTTTGATGCTTATGCTAAACAGTTAGGAGAATGTTTAGTTATGTTTATGATTACAGGAAGTGTTACATCTAACCCTCAGTTTATTGTACGTATATATCATTCAGGAATTATACGCACGGTAGATCAAAATGATTTAATAGTTTATGGTAATCCTACAACAGGAGAAAGTTTAACACCGCCTATTCCTGAAGACTGGAATGTTAAGAAGTCTAGATGGCCTAAAGGAGCAAAACATAATATGGATTTTTTAAAAAAAGATGAATAATGGTAAGATTATTTGATATACAGAACGGACAGGTTGTTCCAAGTGAACATTGTTACACATTAAAGTCTTTAAACGACATAATTGTTGAACATCCTTTAGAATATATGAAGGTATTTGCATATGTCTTTTATATGACTTGTCCCAACCCAGACTTAAATCCTTTCTTTGATGTTGCAGAGACTGATAAAGAGGAGTTAATACTTGCAGAGGTGGATGCTGATTTCTCAACGGATGACGAGCTTATTAGCAATGCTATTAAGTTTTGTGAGAAGTTATATCAAACTCCCACCTATCGTGCCTACATGGGTATGAAAAGCATGGTGGAGAGGCTTGCTAAGTATATGGAGACTACAGAAATTGAACATGGTAGAGATGGTAACATTACAGCACTGATAAATGCTGCTGCTAAGTTTGATCAAATAAGACAATCTTTCAAAGCTACTTATAGAGATTTACAAGATGAACAACAATCACAAGTTAGAGGAGGACAGAACCTAGCTTATGATCAATAGAACATTGTAGAGTGACGAAATTGGGTTGTCTCAGCATGACCCCGGCAAACGTACCCACCTGTCTCGTGGGCGGTGATATAGAAATAGATTGATAATATGGGGTAGACCACCAGCTTGCAAGCGTAGTGTTATCAATTGAATCTCACCTTGGTGGTTCGAGTCCACCCTCTACAGCTAAATTAAAAATTATGAAACAAGAAGTTTACACAGATTACGAAAACATTAAAGAGTTTGCTCCAGTATCTGAGTTATCAGATACAGAAGAGTATATGCATGATTGGGTGTTTCATTTTAATCCTTATACCAAACTATGGAACGCTATCCCTAGAGATATGTATACCAAGTATTGGGATAATTCTCAACTAGATGGTGTATTGCGTAGTAAAAGTTTTGAAACTCTTTTGCATCTATTACATAAGTGTAAAGGAGATGTGGTTGAAATACATAAATTAACCTCAACTAAGTAATTGGAAAATAACATATTTATAGAAATACCCACTTACGAATTGGGAGAATGGACTGTCACTACTTTCTATACAAGAGAAGAATTTAGAGACTTTGTCCGTTCTATATTTAAAGAACCCGGTCAGTATAACTTCACTGAGAGTAGTTTAATATTTAATGCTGAAGCTCGTAAGTTTCAGAAGCAAGGGTACTATTGTGCAGCACCTATAAAAACAAAAGACTTTATACATTATTGGGATGACCAAAAAGCTAAATGTCGTAATGGTATAATTATAAAAGATGCTATAGACACATGGTATATATCTAGAGATTATTACATGTGGTTGAATTTCTTACCCATATATGATAAAGAAGAAAAACGTTTTGACTTTGCAAAGGTGAGAGATGCTCAGTATCATATGGCACTATATGAACACTTAGCAGAGTTAAACTGGAAACATGCAATTATTCTAAAGAAACGTCAGATAGCATCTTCTTATTTCCATATGGCTAAGTTAATTAACCAATGGGTATTTGAACCAGGTGCCGTATTAAAAATAGGAGCTAGTCTAAAAGACTACATCAATGAGAAAGGATCTTGGAAGTTTCTTAATGAATACCGTAACTTTTTAAATGAACACACTGCATGGTATAGACCAGCTGAACCAGATAAGGTGGGAGCATGGAACCAACAGATTAAAGTGAGACAAGGAGGACGTGATACATATAAAGGTTTAAAATCTACAATTAACTTATACTCATTTGAGAAAGATCCTACACATGGTGTCGGTGGACCTGTAACTTATTTCTTTCACGAGGAAGCAGGTATTGCTCCTAAGATGGATGACACCTATGGATTTATGAAACCAGCATTAAAGTCTGGTCATATTATTACAGGACAGTTTATAGCTGCAGGATCAGTGGGAGACCTTGATCAGTGTGAACCTATGAAAGAATATATTTTACATCCAGAAGAAAATGGTTTCTTTGGTGTAGAGTCTAATCTTATAGATAAAGATGGTACAATAGGGTTAACAGGATTATTTATTCCTGAGCAGTGGTCAATGCCACCTTACATAGATCAATACGGTAACAGTAAAGTGGAAGAAGCTTTAGAAGCTTTAGAAACTGAGTTTGTTAGAATGAAACGTCAGTTAGATCCGGCAGCTTATCAGTTAACAGTATCTCAGCAACCTAGAAATATAGAAGAAGCTTTTGCTACACGTAAGGTGAGTGTATTTCCTCCACATCTTGTAGCTAAACAAATGCAACGTATACAAGATAAAGAATATCCAGTAGAATACTTAGAACTATCTAGAGATGCTGAAGGAAAGATTATAGATAAACCTTCTAGGAAGATTCCTATTATGGATTTTCCTGTATCTAAGAAGACTGAAGATAAAGAAGGAGTGCTGTGTATATACGAAAGACCACACAAAAGTCCACCATTTGGGATGTACTATGGTTCTGTGGATCCAGTTAGTGAGGGAAAGACCACCACGTCAGACTCGTTATGTTCTATATACATCTATAAGAATCCTGTGGAAGTTATAAAAGATGATGGTGACGGTAAGGTAACTAATACCATAGAACGTGATATGATCGTAGCTAGTTGGTGTGGACGTTTTGATGATCTTAATAAAACTCATGAGCGTTTAGAACTACTCATAGAATGGTATAATGCCTGGACTATAGTGGAGAATAACGTAGCTTTGTTCATACAGTATATGATAAGTAAGAAGAAACAACGCTATTTAGTACCTAAAGATATGATACTCTTCTTAAAAGATATAGGAGCAAATCGTAATGTGTTCCAAGAATACGGGTGGAAGAACGTAGGTACGCTCTTTAAGGGTACAGTTTTATCTTATGGTATTGAATTTACCAAAGAAGAACTAGATCATGAAACTAAACCAGACGGGGAAATAGTAAAAACTATTTATGGAGTAGAACGTATACCAGACATTATGCTACTTAAAGAGATGCAAGCATACAGAGATGGACTAAACGTGGATAGATTAGTGACCTTTTGTGCTCTTATAGCGTTTGCAAAGGTGCAACAATCTAACCGTGGATTAACTAAACGTGTAGAAGTTACAAATGAAAATTTGGTTAACTCCCAAAAATTTAGTAAATTAAATTGGAGCCCCTTTAGACATATGGGAAATACTAAGAAAAGTAGTGGGAACAATCAACCACCTAGAAATGCTTTTAAAAATATAAGATAAATATGGAAAATACAACACAAGAACTTCATGTTCAGAAGATGGCTATCCTATCTAGATTGATTAAAGAAAGCTCTCTTACGCTTGAAGAAGCTTTAACTCTTTTAAAAGAAGAAGAACCAAAACAGGCTTTAGCACAGTTTCTAACTAGTAGTACTGGTACTGCATATCATCCTCCTTTGGGTACTTGGAGTACAACAGGGGTACCAACTTTTTTATCCATGACTGGTAGTGGTACTACTT